ATGATTCTTTATTAGTGCAACTAATGGCTGACCCTTTGACCATTTAGGCGACACTTGCAAAGTGTGATAATGATTTGCACCATTCACTACATCGGGCATTCGCTTCTCTGCTACAAGTTTCGCAAGATGAATTGCGTTGTGTGCTTGAGGATTCTTTAGGAGCTGTTGTTTCTTCGCCTCACTCACGCCACCATTCCAGAAGCTGAATTGTTTTGGGGCGAGACACACCTGCGTTGCTGTTTGCTTGCGTTCTATAGCTCGTGTCTGGATGACTGATGCAACGCCAGCCATACCCTCAAAGCCTTCACCTCTAGCTTCACCTAGTAGCGTCAAAGTTATAACAAGTATCTCAGCGGTCATAGTCTTTACCTTCTACTATCACATAGATGGGGCTGTTTGATGACGAAAAGATTTGTTTGATATAAATGATTTTTGCTTCGTTATTCATTAGTCTCTCCCGCTACTGATTGCGCCGCAGTAGTCGCTAGGCTTCTCTGCTGTGATTGTTCCGAGGTTGTAGGTATCATTCGAGGCAGAAGCGTGAAGAAAGCGACCCTCTTTGATGCTCTCAAACTTGCGGTTTGCTTTCTCTTGTGCGAGACGCAACACGCCACCTTTCATTCCTTTGGCGTGCTTACTATTAGAGAGAGAGACGATTGCGACACGCATCAGAGCGTGAAGGATAGCTTCGGGTTGAGCGTAGAAGTAGAACGCTTTGCCGTTGCCCATATCGTGCAACTCTCCAGAGGTTGCACCCCAATTAAACATCTGGTTAAAGAAGTTCTCGATTTGGGTAAGTGAGCCTTCCAAGAGGAAAGCGGTTGTGTTTCCGAACGCTTGCTTTGTGATTGTGATTTGGTTTTTCATTTTGTCTAGTTTGCTTTCTGGTTGTTGTTTCGTCAAGGGTTATTTTATAGGCTCGCCCATATACTTTTTATGAGCCTCATCCTTTTTGGCTTGTGCCTCTACCACGATGTTGTCGAGGCGTTGTGCCGAGGCTTGGAATCCTGCGGTGATAGCTTCGAGGCGTTTGATGGTTTCGTTGATGTCGAACTTGATGTTTAATTTAACTTTCATACCTTTAATCTATCACAGATATAGCTTCTGTCAAGAGCCACAGAGCATTTTTCTTCAGTTAAATTTCATTGATTATCAACAACTTACAGAGAATCGCAAAAAAATTTTATATATACCACCCTATTTTTGAAAAAATTAAAAAACTTAAGATCAAAAACAGCGTGGGGGGTACTAACTTCAATCTCCACACTATTTAAATTTATTATTTATTTATCTTATCTATACTTATTTCTCTATATATCTTTATTTAAATAATACAATAAAAGGGTTAATATCTATCTTATCTAGCTTATGCTTTAATACCCCTCCCCTTTTTAGAAATCTATAAAAAATCAATAGAATAAAATATCTTAAGAGGTCAAAATTTCCAATGGGTTATTTTTTGCTAGAAGCTTTTAGATATGTGTAGATTTTTATATGAGCTGTTCTTCAAATATATTTTTAATAAAAGCGGAAGCATATGCAAATAGTAGTAATTTTGGATATCCTTGTCTTGATGTAGGACTCCAAACATATTTAAAATATGAAAACGAAAAAATTAGTAATAATAACAATAATCTTATTAAGTTTAATTAGTTTATATAAACAAATAAATTTAACACAAGTTCAAAAGAAATCAAAAGAAATAATCGTAGAAGGGAACAACGCTATTGTTTTAAAAGAAAATAAGATAAAATTAACACAGCCCGAGCCTTTAAATTTTAAGCCAGCCCAAAATTATCTAGAATCTGGCGGAAATTCGAAAAATAAATGATTATATCAAATCAAGATCTTTTAGCGCCTTTTTATAATAACAAAAAACTTCCTAAAAATTTTGTAATTTCTGATAAGGATTATTTTTGTCCGACCCAAGCCATGATAGTTAATGAAATTTTTCCTAAATATTGGTGTTGGATGCAGTCTCTTAGATGGAGCAAATGGATGCATAGGTGGGACTGTGATAATTTTGCAGATGCATTTAAATTATTTTCCTGTGGATATTACGAACAGGTTATTGAGAGTACCGCGAATGGAATAGCTATCGGGGTTATAAATTATATGGCAAACCAAAGGGCCGAAGATGGGCTAAAGGGTGGTCATGCGATTAATATTATATACGCTCAAAACGAAAAAAATGATGATGGTATAGATAATTTTAATCTTCTTTTTTTAGAACCCCAAAATGGAAAATTTTATAATTTAACTCAAGAAGAGTTCGACAGTATTTGGACGGTTTATATTTAAAATAGGCTTAAGACTAGCAGATTGGGGGTTTGGGTTGAGGTTGGCGGGTGAGTTTGAGGAGGTGGTACTTCAAGGTGGGCCTCGACGATGCCGCCCAGAAGACGCTTCTGGGACTGACGATGAAAAAAGATAAGCCTGCGGAAGATGCCGTAGAGCCGATTGATGGTGTTGCGATTGAGTTGAACCAGGAAAGCGGCTTTCGAGGCCTCAATGTCCAAACAGAAGCACTCAATGACTTTTAAAAGCCGATACCTGCTGATCTTGCTGCCCTTCAGAGGTTTGGACATATTTCATGGAAATCTCCTAGTCTAGAGCCTAAGGTAAGTGTATATAATACAAATGCCTTGTCCATTAACAGATAATAGTTTACCGCAGCACCTTAAGGCGATCCTTAAAAAAATAGAAGTTAGTAACAACCAGACATGGAAAGATTGTGCTTGTAGACTTTTGAGAGCTGAGCAAAGGTCAGATTCAGATTTTGGATACTATGTCACAGCGCTTCCTTGGTGCTTCCCAACTTTAGAAGATATACAAGAGGCACTTGCTGAGGCTAATGGGGATACCAGCTTTACTCATACAATGGTAGACGAGCACGAAGTTGATCTTAAAGATATTAGCGAAGCATTTTATGCAAAAAAAATTGAATTTAAAGGGTCTATAATTAGAACGGATAGTGCTTGTAGTGGAGATCCTGTGTTCTCTGTTCATATCTCTAGTAGCTTTAATGACCTGGTGGACGGAATAGATATAGAAAAATCTGTTTGCGATGCAAGATTTGATAATCCAGAAAATTCTGAATTTTATCCTAGGTCCTTTGTTTATGGTCAAACCCCCCCTCTTTGGCAAGCACTCAGCGCTTATTATACGCCATCGAGTTTTATGGGGTTTAACAGCGCACTCTATAAGTATTGTGAAATTTGTCCAACATGCCAGGAACTAGTACAAGAAGGTGTGTTAGATGAGGATGACTGCGACCCAGCTAACTGTTTAGCTTATCATAGTATTTTCATGAAGATATTCCCAAACATTTACAAATATGAAGAAGGCAGCGATTGCGAAAAAGGCAGATTCAAATACAAACAGTTCGGCGTTAAGATAGTCAATAATGACGCCCCAACCACTAATGATCCTTATATTGCAACAGTAAGAAATACTCTTAAGGGTTATGGTTTTCATCTGATTGGGGACGGGGCTCGTCTTAACGGCCCTAATCGGCCTCCGATCATCCAATTGACTATAGAATAATAAAAAAATTCTTATATACCATGAATATTAATATTAAATCTAAAAAATTTAATGTGTAATTTAAATAAATGGCATTCTTAAATGCAAATATTCCTCCTGTTGAATGCTATGTAAGAGGAAACTATCTACGCGATCAACAGGATTCTCGTGATAAATATTTTCAAGTTTTAGTATTTGGAGTAACATCATTACCATCTCAAGTGCCACTTTTTAACTTTATTATGGAAGATGGTGGAATTTGGTGGCATGCACCAATTAGCGCATTTTGCTCAAAAGCAGGAACTCCAGAGCAAGATATTCATGAATTGGAATTATGGGATAGTTTTAGTTATCATATAGCAGTAACTAAATTTTCTATATTTCAAAATAAAAAATTAAAATTCTTATCTAGAACTGGTAAAGAATATTTTGGAACATATTTGTTCACACTTGATTGGGCGCATAGTGATTATAATGAACTTAATTTTGGATTTAGTGAAAGTCCAGGCCAACATAAATGTGGACACGTGCTTCAATTAGATAATGGAAACTTTGCTATCCAACCAAATAATAGATTAAAATTATATGATCCAAACTTTGTTACAAAACAAGGAGAAAATCTTATTGAAAGAAAAGTTAATAGTCATATTTATAGCGTCGAGAACTGCCCTAAGTGGATTACAGAAGATTCTGATAACTATGAATATAGTGTAAAACAAATAAACGGAGAAACCTAATGAAAAAAACAATAAACATAACAAATAAAAACATAACCGATGGGGAAAAAACAAATCCTCAAAATTGCGCGATTGCTCGTGCAATTAAAAGTAAAATGAAAAAAGAAATACAAGAAGTTTCTGTTCTTCCTACTCAGGTTATTTTAAAAATAGATAATAAAATGTTTGTTGCGCCCATGCCAAAAAAAGGAACAAATTTTATCAAAAGATTTGACCGCGGTTTAGCAGTAGATCCTTTTGAATTAAATTTGAAATTTAAAAAAGGTTACGCGCTGACCTCAGTTTAATTTTTTATATTAATTAAAATTAATATAATAGGGGTGTAATCTAATACGTAAGCCAGAATGTCTAAAAAAAATAAACGTAAAGAAGACAAGTCGCCGGTTATACCTCAAAGGGATAAAATTCAAGGATTCTTGGATATTCGAGAATTTCAATGGACAGAAAATCAAAAAAAATTCATAGAACTTCTTAATAGTAAAAATACAAAAATAGTTTTTTGTAAAGGTCCAGCGGGAACAGCAAAAAGTTTATTAAGCGTATACGCAGCTTTAAATGCAATAAATAATAAAAGAATTGGTGAGATATTTTATGTTCGCAATCCAGTAGAAAGCTCTACTCATAACCTTGGTTTTCTTAAAGGAGATCTTCATAGCAAGCTTGATCCATATCTTCAACCATTAATGGATAAACTGCATGAATTGTTACCGAAATCTCAAGTAGAAAGATTATTAAAAGAAGAAAGAGTCAAAGGATTACCAGTAGGGTTTCTTAGAGGCCTTAGTATTAATGCAAGTTATATTATATGTGATGAGGCGCAAAACTTAAGTATTCATGATCTTCTTCTTATTACTACTAGAATGGGTAAATTTAGTAAGTTAATATTAATTGGAGATATTAGACAATCAGACATTAAAAATAGTGGATTTGATAAAATATATAATCTATTTGATGATAAAAAAAGCTTTGACAAAGGTATTATAACATTTAAATTTGGCACAAATGATATCATGAGAAATGATATATTAGCTTATATTATTGAAAGATTTGAAGAACTAGATAGTAAAAAATAATTAATTAGACTTTTTATTTATTTTTTATATTATATATATATGAAATTTTATTTAATATTACAAACACTACTAGAAAACGATGTTACTTTCGATAGACTAAAAGAAAGATATAAGGAGATATTAGCAGATCTTGTTAGCGCAAGAAATCAGCCGGATTGTGCTTGCAGAAATAAAGTATTAAACTTTCTTGAAGTAAAATATAAAGTTTCTGAAGAGAAAACCTTTTTAGACGAATTAATTGACGATAATTCTGTAAGAGATATAGTAATAGATATTTTAAATGAAGACGAAGAGGTTAATAGGATATTAAAGACACCACATCTTATCAAGAAAGAAGATGGTTATTATGAAAAATTTTTAAATAAATTGCAAGAAACGAACGCGCATCATTACGTTAGATCCATAAGCGTTATAGATAAGGGAGAATTTGTAGAAATGTTTCTTTTTGGTTATAAATAAGTGTAACAATATTTGCCTCAAGTCTATCCACCTACAATAATAGACGATTTGCGGGCGATAAAAATGACACCTCAAGATGAACTAGACAATGGAATCCATGTCTACGGACATCAAATAAAGAAGGAGACATATTTTGAAATCGCCCCGAGGCAAATTTTTTAGTGTAAACTTTGCTTATGGACCCCAAATTAAGATTTAACTTAACCGCTTTAAATGATAAAACATTTAAAGAGAAAGCAAATTCAGATTTTTTATCTGAAGAAGCCAAAAAGTTACAACAAACTGCTGTTGCTATAAATTTTATTTCCAAAGGATTTTCTAAAAAGACTAGCACATATAAAGAAAACCTTAAACAAACAAGAATAGACAATTACAACGCAAAGTGGTACGAATCTGGGTGGTATAATAAAGGCTATGAACCTAGAAATTTAATTAATTTTTATTACACATCTAAGCCTAATAAAGGTCAAAACTGGTTTTATAAAAAAAACGCGCTCCCTTATACAGATAAAACGTCTACAGGAGTTTATTTTGACATAGAATGGTCAGGACTAAGAGATGACTATTTTCCTTCAACAGGAGAAGATCGCTTGTCCAACTTTGTATTGGGCGGTTTCTTAGGCACCAAATACGATCTAGAAACTTTTGTTTTTCCTTATAGGAACTTTAATGAATTTTTTGATCATAACAATATTCAAGTTGGAGATATGGGTCATAATATGTTTTACGATCAAATTAATAAATATATGCCAGGCGAGGATATAGGTTTTAATAGAATATTTTTTGAAAAAGGATTAAAAAAAGAAGATGTTAATGAGAATACCAAGGTTATTATCCTAAGCCACTCAAAAGATAACCTTCCATTTTCTGCAAGAGGAGTAAATATAGAAACTACTGGAACATTAAGTAATAGAAAATGGTTTAAAAAAATTGAAAAACAAAATGTTCCAAGATTTGACGTGTTTTTTTATGAACAAGAGCTTGAATTGGTCCAGGTTCCAGAACAAAACACGAATGAAAATTTTTTTGGATATGGACCAATTCTTGAATTAAAAAATCCTTCATATTCTAATTTTTCTAAAGATAATTTTTCAGTACAAGTCTCGGGAATATATCCTGAGATTTTATATAAAACATTTTGCGTCTACAATACGGGTGTTAAAACAGAAAAATTTTACCTTAACGCAAGCAATAAAGATATTGTAAATATAATTGATTTTAATAAAAAAGACGCTTTGAAACCTTCAATTAATCCATCTTATATTTGGACAGACGAAGATTTCTCAACAAGATCTGGACAATTCATAAAAGTTTACGAATTAGGTAAAAATGGTAATATTAATTTTAATTTAAAAATTAATACAAAGTACCTAAAAAATAATCTAAATCAAATTCATACGGAATATGTGAATATTTATAGAGTTACTGGGAGGAAAGAAGTATCCAATAGTCCTAGTTTTATCAACGATTACGGACTCTTAAATGAGAAATTTACATTTCCAGTTAATATACGAGCAATAGATAATGGAACAAAAATTACGCATACAAACTTTTTTGAAAAGGGTAAAAACTTATCTATTAATAATTTAGGGGTTGGACCATTCACTTTAACCAAAACAGGAATTTTAGGTAAAAAAACTAATATTTTTAATATTACATTTCGCAGCATAGGAGAAAATATAAAATCGGAGTTAGTTAGGAATGATATTTATAATAGGATAAACAAACTTGGACCTTATACAGGACAAAATATTAAACACATTTATCCTATTCTTTCTGGAGAAGCGTATTTAAATAGCACAACAAATTCGAAATGGATTAATTTATCTGTCAATGAAAGTCAAAATTTTAAATGGTCACAAAATAGTGGATTAGGTGATTTAGAATGCAACCTTTTCTTTAACATTGACTCCAAAGAGATGTTGCCAAATTTTTCAAATTCAAACGGACAAAATTATATTGTTAAATTTGATCAAAATTTAAATAAATTTTTATTTAATGGATCTGAAGAGTCTCCCAAAATTTTTAAAAATAAAAATTATAGATTTTTATTTACAAATTTTTCTGATAATAATTTCAATATTTTAAATAGAAATGAAAATTATTTTGAGGACTATAAAATATACGAACCAGAATATAACAAAGTATTACAAAATTATAAGCTGCTTCAATTCAGGCTTGGGATAGGCGGTATTACGGGAAACCTTACTTGGTCTGGAAATATAAATAATTTGCCAATTACTGGAGAATTTAAAGTATTAAATAATGAAAATTATAACCCATGTTATCTATCAACAGGAATTGAGGAGTATTTTATATATAATATTTCCCCAACGGTTAAAACATACAGTAACAGTTTCGTTCCAGGGCGCGAACAATTAAAAACAGCTTTGGATCTCCCATTATTTACGAAGGATTTCCTAAATAAAGAATCAAAAATTAATTTTTATCCATCTGTTGATCAAAATATTAAAATTATAAATTACAAAGATGATCCAATAGAACAAAATCCATGCAGAAGAATGTTTTATAATAATCCAAAAAGATTTTGGTATCTCATGACAAAAGTAGAATTTTCGCCAGATCGACTTTATCAACTTCCTAATCTCGCTGAACGCTTAACTCGCAGTTTGGAGTCTAATCTTTTATCGCCAAGTCGCAGAGACGAAATAACTCGTGTACTCAGCGGCATCAATAATTTTATTGAAAATCAAAATGCTAGCGACTACCCGGCGGTAACTGGTTGGATTAGCGGATGTTATTCGGACGATGAATATTTAAAATTTTTAGATGAACAATACTCAAAGAAAAAAACCAACCCTTTTATTAATTTTACAACAGGAAAATACTATCATTTTGTTCGACCTGCTTCGACGGAAAAAGAAATTAATAACTTACAATTAGAATTTTTCACTCTTGACAATTCAATTAATAAATTTAAGAAAGGAATACCAGAAGTAAACATTCTAAGAGATACACATCTTACTGATCCTACTTATTTAGTCAGAACCTTCAATGATACAAAAACAAAATATTTTGATCATATTCATTTTTATGTCCCTGCGACTGTAGATAAGAGTAAAAGATATTTTTATGGATTAAAACATGATATTACTGGGAATGATGAAGCGGATATTGCCATATCACAAATAGAAATTTATGATAAATCTCAAGAAGTATATGTTCCTGCGAATTATATTGGACAAATACCAACGCCTATATTTAGCGGAAATTTAAATTTCATTACTTCTGACGTAAATAAAGGAGAGATCAACATGCCATTGGTTCTAAGTGGAATTAGTGGATTTGATCATATTAGATTTTAGAAAGAAATTTTATGAGTTATTTTCCATGTATTCAATGTAAAGGATTTGTTCTCAGATGTCCAGGAGCAGAAGGAAATCCTAGTTGTCCTCTTGGGCAGAGGTTGGTTAGTCAAGGTTGTAGACCTTACGGAAGCCGTAATGATTGTTGCGAAGCTTATCGTTGTACATGCAAAACTGGTTTTTATATAATGCAAATCGATAGTAATAATTTAAAAACAAGCGCTAGGTCGAAATCCGCAAGTTTTAGATCTATATATTTATTAAATACACAATTACCAGCTATAGGGAATATCGAAACTAGTTTTAGTCTTGAGTCAATAGCGTACTTGGGAAGTATTAAATTTCTAAGCGTACCAATGAGTTAGTTGTGTAATATTTTATATGAGCCAAGGAACAGAAGATCCTTACAACGACCCTCAATGGCCCACTGATTGGCGTGGACTACCATTAGGATGTAGCGGCGGCATGACTGGCATTTGCGGTGGATATCCATACAGTACGTTTGGGTATCCCATGGGTTATTGTTTAAAGTATACTGGTTATAGGCAAACGGCTGGAGGTTGCTGTTGGACTACCACAGTAGGAAGATGTTGTAGATAATTGAAGATATATCACTCTTATTGGTCTTTAAAAAACAATCCCAAAATACAAACAGATGTTCTCAAATTAGTATAAAAATATAATTTATAAGTGTATATATCTATATGCCAAATATTCAAGATTTAAACTTTAATAAAAATGTATCGATGGTATACGTCGAAGAGAATGGATTTACAGGATACAGAGGATTTGACTTTACTAAGATTGATGAAGTTGAAACAAAATTAACTACCCTACAAACAACGATCAATAGCGGGCTTAATTTTGGCATAGATGTTCACCAGGACGATTTAAGTTATCTTGTTGATAGCGTTGATGCTCGCGGCCCCTATGTAGAAAGTTTAAATAGCAAGATATTTGCCACGGGTGATTCATATCCAGCTGGAGTCCAAGGCACAATTGTATTTCAAGCAGATTTAAGTCCTCAATTTGATGGCGTACAAACTTATCCAGAGCAAAGTTTAAATATAAGTAATTATGGTCCTAGCGGTTTAAATGGAACGATTATGAACGCTAATGCATATAGAAGAGAGCTTTATATACAAAATTTATCAACAGGTAAATTATATGTTAAATATGGAGCTGATATAGACTCAAACTCTTTTAATTTTATTCTAGCTGCAAACACAAAAACAGACGCTGGTGATGGCGGGAGTTTAACTGATCAAAGTTATGCGGGTTTAGTTAGCGTTAGTGGCTCAGTCCTAACTGATAGCCCAAGATATATAGCTTGGGAACGTTCATAATATGAATAAAAAAGAACTGGAAATTGATTTTAGTTCTAGTATAGCTGCCGAAAAGAAAAAAGGTAAAGCGCCACTTAATAAACCATTCAGACTTCCAAAAGGAAGCAAAAAGAAATTCGGTGTTTATGTAAAAAATGATAAAGGCAATATTGTAATGGTTAAATTTGGTGACCCAAATATGTCTATTAAAAGAGATGATCCTGCCCGCAGAAAAGCCTATAGATCAAGACATGGTTGTGATAATCCCGGCCCAAAAACTAAAGCAAATTATTGGAGCTGCAAAATGTGGAGCGCAAAACCAGTTAGTAAAATTACTGGAAATGAAGAAGAGATTATCCTAGAAGCAGAAATACAAGCCAAAGGCAAAGGTCTTTGGTATAATATTCAACAAAAAAAGAAAAGAATGGGCAAAAACTATCGTCCAGCACAAAAAGGCTCTAAAGACCGCCCAACTCAAGAAGCTCTTAAAAAAGCCCAAGCTAATGATTATTTAAATGAAGATTATGAATGGGATGGTGAGACAGAGTTTGATCAAACTGAACTTTTAAAAATGGATCAAACATTAGCTCAAGCTGAAGAAGTAGAAGACGAGCTTGAAGACTATAAAGAAAATTTTTATGGCATGATTGTTGGTTCAATAACTTCTATTCAGCAACACGCAAAAAATATACTAGATAAATTAAATGATCCAATGGTAAAAGAAAATCTTACCGAACCATTTTTACAACAAACCGCTGCTCTTGCTGAAGACTATATGATTACAATTCACAACTATGTGATGTTTAATAAAGAAAACCAAGAGATGGAGGAGAGCGAAGCATCTTATATGTTTAAAGTTGGAGATAAAGTAAGAAATATTAATCCTAGTTGCAAACATTATGGCAGCGAAGGAATTGTTAAAGAAATTTTAGACCTTGGCATTAAAGTCGAAGGTCAATCTCAAGGAGTCTTAGAAGATGTAGGATATGCAGTAGTTTATGAATGCACAAACAAAGGCATGACTTGGGAAAAAGGCGATCTTCTAGGCAAAACAGAAATTCAATTAGAAAAAATTGAAGCCAAATGGAGCATGAAATATAAAAGAAGTATAGATTGCAAGAATCCAAAAGGCTTCAGTCAAAAACAATACTGCCAAAATAAAGCTTCCAACTGCGGATACGAAGATGATGAAGAATATAAAAATATGATGGTAACCGAAGGTCAAAAATTTAATGAGTTTTTAAAAGAATGCATAAAAACTAAAGAAGGCGACGACAAAGCCAAGTTTAAATCTTGCCTACAAGACTACAAAAATAAAAAATAAATTGAACACAATCTCCCTTGTGTAATCTATAGGAGATAGTGAATAAGCTTAAAAATTTATTCAATTGGTTTGGATGGAAAAGTAAACTAACATTAGCACTTTTAATAAATGGGACAATAGCTTATTATGGAATTCAATTTGGGTTTTATTTAGCAAAAGATCATAGTATATCTAAACTTCCTAATTCTTGCTTTGTTGATTCTGTGGCATTTGCTTCTTATGCTAATTATATATTATCTAGTAAAAATACATGGGCTCAAATTTATGCTTTTCAATATCATTATACAGATGAATTAAATAATTTTTCAACTATTTTTAATAAAAATTTAATAGAGTACACAGCTTCTATACCCAAGTATAGAGGACACTCAATATGCGTTTTCGAATATAAAGGTATACTTTGGGTTTATGATAGTAATCATGGAACAATGCCAGTTGGTGTTGCTGGTAATAGATCAGAGTATCAAATAAGAATAACAAAATGGATTGAAAAGAAATACAAAGCTATAGTTTTCCACAGCATACTAATAGACGATGATGCAGAAAGAACTAAAGCATGGATAGAAGAGTAACCAAATTAATAAGAGATGTTAAATTAATAGCGCCGTCTTGTAATAACACAGAGCATTTTATAGCTGAATTTTGGAAATATCACAAAAGAAAAAACAAGAAAAGAAACATCTTCTGGTTTTCTGTTTTGGCTGTAATCTTCTTTATATGTTGGATTTTATCAAAAAATTAAAGGATTGGTGGAATGAACTACAACATTACAAGAAGTTCTTTTTTATTGTTTTTATTCCAGCTATTTTGTTTACAATTTACGGAGTCAGCGATTTTTACCTTAATTATTTTGATCTTCTTACTAAAGAGCACCATATGGGATTTTTTCTTAGGTTCTTTTTTCCGATCTCTTTAGCTCTTTTAGTTACCAGTTTAGAATATAGAAAAAGAAAAAGATTAATAAAAGACATTAAAGATTATTTAGATAAGTAAAAAGTGTAATATAATTAATAACATATGAGGGTAAAAGGAACACATCAATTGGGTTATCATAATGGATTAACCCTAAATCGACTTGGAGATTTCCCAGAATTTAGAGCAAAAGAATTTTATAGTTATCCAAGGTATTATTTCTTTGATTTTGGAGTTTCTAGCACTGCCACATTAGGAGCAGATGCAAATGGTAATTATTGGAATAATTTTTCTGGAAATGCTGGTGTTTTTAATATAAAAACAAGTAAAAATTTAAATGCAAATATAGATATTCTCTCTGAGGTGGGGTATAATTTTGGCGCAAATAATCTTGGTGGATTAGTAAATCCAAGCGGAAATTTACTTGGGGATTTGGCAATAGCATCTGCGACTAGAGATTATTATTTTAATGCTAGTCCAACGAATATGGGTTTCAGGTTATATAAATTAGATTCTTCAAAATTATATGATTTTAGTTTTTTTGGATCTAGAAATACTTCTGCAGCAACTAGAGTAACAGCTTATATTGTTTCTGGTGGAAATATTATCTCTAGTGGAAATTTAACGACTAGTGGCCCAAACGTAGGCACTGAAGGCTATAATGGTAATAATAACACAATCTTAAATATTTATAATATTCAACCAAGTAATAATCAAATTTTATTTTATTTAAATACAATCAGTGGTGGATTCCAATATTTGAATGCCATGAAAATTACAGAAAAACTTAATACAAATTTAAACACACTAGGAATAGGCAGTAGCATTATGAACCGTTGGAATAATATAAGTTTAGATTTATCTCAGCCTGTATTAAATGTTGGGATTGAAGGATCAACTGTTAAACAGTGGTTACCAAATGCAGCGCAAAATTATTGGAACACAAAAATAGTCACAAATCAGACATCGCCAGTTATGTTAGTTTATTTGGGAAGTAATGATATCTCGGACGGAGATGATGCGGCAACAGTTTATAATAATACTATTTTATTTTTGAATGAACTTTTAAACCTTAATTCAAATATTCAAATTATTTATTTATCTGTAATTAGATCTCCATCAAAACAAGCAGCGGGTAAAATATCTATAGTTAATAGTGTTAATACTCAAGTTCAATCTTGGATTTCTAATTTAGGAACAAGAATTTATTATGCAGATATAAATACATATTTAGCAGACATAGATGGTAACCCGCTTGAAGCAGAACTATTTCTTAGTGATGGACGACATCTAACATCTCTAGGATATACTAAATTAACTCAAGTTGTTAAACCATTATTAACAACTGTTTTATCCACAAATCCAATAGATGCTCAAGGTTATAAATTAGTTTGGATGGATGATTTTAATGGGACAGGCATAAATACAAATTATTGGTCCCCAGTTGATAATTATGATGGAGCGAATGGAGAACTTCAATTCTACACAAGTAGAACAGGCGCCGCAGGTAATCTAAATGTTAGTGGCAGTAAATTATATTTAACAGCAAGAAGTGGTAGTTATACAGCTCAAGGCCCATGGATGCCAGCGCCAGCAACTACTCAATTTACTTCTGCGTTAATTGAAAGTTTAAATAAAAAAGAATTTCAATATGGGAAAATTCAAGCTAATATCAAGATGCCTAGCGGTTTAGGATTATGGCCAGCATTTTGGATGCTTGGTGATAATTATTTTACAGCAGGTTTTCCATTATGCGGAGAGATAGATATTATGGAACACGCGAATGTTCAACCAAACTATACTTCAGCTTTACATACATTTAATCGTAATCATACAATTCCTGCTGGAGGATGGGCGCAAGGTAAAGAGTTGCCTTCAGATTATTATAATCAATTTTATACTTATGGAACAGAATGGACATCCACTGGAATAAGTTTTTATTTAAACAATACAGGATTTTTTACCGTGACCACTGGTCAAGCGGGTACAGGAGTACAAGATTGGCCATTTAATCAACCATTCTGGCTTAAATTAAATCTTGCGGTTGGTGGTTCTTATGGGGGGAGTCCAAACGACGGTGATTGGACTATTCCTCATTCTATGGAAGTCGATTGGGTTAAAGTATATCAAAAATAAATTATTTAATTCTCTCTTTTAAATAAAGTATATAAACTAAAACTGCACCACAAATTAGCCAAGAAGCCAGTGTCATATAAAAAGATTACACTTAGCACCAAGGCTTGAACTTGACGCTAAGATTATTATTAGTCTATTTTAATTTTATTTTGTAGTTTTTTATTTTCTTTAACGAAGGTAATAGTTAGCAAACCATCCTCATGCTTTGCTTTAACTTCAGAAAGATCTACTTTTCTAGGCAAGTAAAAAGATTTTTCATATTTTACTTTGCCTTCTTTTCTAGTTGCCTTAATTGTTAGATATTCTTGATTTGTTGTAATATCAATATTTTCTTTCTTAAATCCTGCAAGAGGAATTTCAAGAGAATACTGATCATTTTCTAAAACAAAGTCAGAATATCCCTTATCATAATTAAATATAGAATCATTAAATATATTTTCAAATATATCTAATGGTCTATGTCCATTTCTTAGTGTTAATAGCATATTTTTTATGCCTCCTTTGTTTATATTTATATGCAAGATATATGCCAACTTTCTACAGAGACAAAAGAGCAGAATAGAGTCAAAATGACATAATATTAAATTTATTAATATTGACAAAATGGCACAGATTTTATTTTAAATTATTTTATGTGTATATATTTATATATGCCAATACCCCAAAAAAAGGATAAAGAAAAAGAAGGCGATTATATGGGTCGCTGTATGGAATTCATGAAAGATGAGAAATATCCTCAAAAACAAAAAGTAGCAATTTGTTTAAATACTTTTCGTGGCCCACAAAAGAAAGCTAAAGCAGAGATTGAAGTGGATATTAATAATAAAGAAATAAGCATTGAAGCGCGTGCTTCTAAATTTAAGATTTTAGAAATAGATATTACTGAAACAGAAGTTTACAAAAAAGCTAAAAACAATACTTAATTTAAAATTAGATTAAATTATTCATTTAGTATATAATATTATTAAATGAAAAGATATTGTCTTGATTGTGGATCCCCTACAGAATATAGTTTAAAAAAACCAGTATTTTGCGCCAATTGTGGTAATCCTTTTGAAAAGAATAACCAAGTTTCTCAAACAGTAGTCCAAAAAGTACAATTCCAAAAACCAACTATTGCGAAGAAAACATATTTACCAGAAGTAAATATTCAAGACGATCAAGATTTTGATCATGATGAAGAAGATGTTGCAAATACACCAATAATATCAAAAATTCAAGTTGAAACAGCTATAGAAACATCAAATCGAGGCGTTAAATTAAAAGATCTAATGGGAACAGGAGAAAATGTAAAAAGAAATAAAATAAAAACAAAAGGCAAAAAAACTTCAAAGAAACAAATATTAGAAGATTTTGCAAAAGAAGCTGGGTCTTTAAGAAAAAATAGAAAATAATTAATGAAGTCTTCGAAAGTAACTTTTGAAAGTAAAATTTCGGAGATAAATCAAGAAATTAGTAAAAGAAGGCACAAATGGAGCCTTACGACTCTTGCGTGGATGGATTTTAATGATGTTGCTCAAATATTGAGAATACATATTTATAAAAAATGGAGCATGTATAACCCCAAACAGCCCCTTGCTCCGTGGATAAATAGAATTGTTAGCAATCAAATCAAAAATCTTATAAGAAATAATTATGGAAATTACTCAAGACCATGCTTGAAATGTGCTGCGGCAGAAAACGAAGATGGATGTAATATTTATGTTACACAATGCAATAAATGTCCTTTATATGCAAAATGGGAAAAGAGTAAAAAATCTGCACATGATATTAAGCTCCCCGTAGCTTTAGAGAATCATACCCAAGAAGTTCATAATATTATTGAAGACGAAATTGATATAGAAAAGGCCGCCCAAAAAATTCACTTAAAAATGCGTCAAGTATTGAAACCAATAGAATGGAAATTCTATGAACTTCATTATATACAACATAAATCAGAAGAAGATTCTGCGAAATATATGGGATACAAAACTAATGAAAAAAATCGCAAGATAGGCTATAAACAAGTTAAGAATCTTAAAAAAGCAATCATGATAAAAGTAAAAAAATATCTTTATAATGGAGATATAGATTTGGGATAATATGAGTGATAATTTACCAGAGCTAACAGAAGAACAACAATTAAAATTATTACAAGAATGGAATAATAGGCCTGACAATCCTCCGTCTTTAGTTGAGCTTGTTAAATTAGCTTTTAAAAGAGAAGATCTTGATGGAAGAAGCAAAGAAGGAAAAGCTGTTAAAAATTTTCTTGCCTCCAGACAAATTAAACCCAAGAAAAGTCACGAATATCAAGCTAAGGGATTAATTGAGCTGAGCGATGAGCAAAAAGAATACATTAGTAATAATTGCTCAACAATGACCGGATTAGAAATTGCCGAAATTCTTTTTAAAAACAATAAATTAACAAATCTTAGCCAAGAAACAAGAAGCGTTCTTGAATATATGAAAACAGTTCCAACTAACGTAAAATACTTAGACGCTCATAATCAGAACGTAGCGGTTGATGAGTATAGGCCTCCAAGAAGCGAAGAGAGAACAATAGCAAAAGTTAATAAATATATTCTTGACGGAATAGATAAAGAAAAAATTACTCCAAAACAAAAAAAAGAAATTAATTCTTTAATTGGCTATATTAATACTTTTAGATTTACTCATCAAATAAATCTTTATGATGATGAAAGAGATAGAGACTTATTTGAAAGTAGTTTTGTTAGATATACTCATGATAAAAGTGATTTAACTCAAGAAGAAGTAGATCAATATATAGTTCTTTCTACAGAAGTTGTTATATCATCTAACATTCAACAAACAATCAACGCCCTCCAAAATCAAATAGATTTAGCAATACAAGAAGATGGAAAAATACCTATGGCACTTGTTGAGGCAAGTAATACGGCAAGAAAGGAATACAATGATTGCGTTAATCGTCAACAAAGATTACTCAATGATTTAAAAGTTAAAAGAAGCGAAAGACTTAGCAAGCAAGTAAAAGAAAACGCTAGTATATTAAACCTTGTTGAAATGTGGAAACAAGAAGAATCTAGGCAAAAATTAATTAAAATGGCAGAGCTTAGAAAAAATGTTCTTAGAAAAGAAATTGAAAGACTTGGCACAATGGACGAGCTAAAATCAAAAATATTAGGTATATCTGAGGAAGATATTTTAAATGGATGAGCGTAATATGTAAAATTGATGGCAAGGAATTTAAAGATGAAAAAAGTCTTCATCTTGCATTAAAAGGTTATGGTTTAAATAAAGTTAAATATTATCAAACTTATTATACCCGTAGAGATCTCTTAACAAATGAATTAATAAATTTTAAAACTAAGGAGCAATATCTTACTAGTGATTTTAATGACAAAAACAACATGAAAAAATGGTTAAAAGAACAACCCTTAGAGAAATCTCAAGAATATTGTAAAGAACTTTTAATAAAAAGAAAACAAAATAAAAAATTAACTTGTTCTCCAACTCAAGTTGAACTTAGAACTATTATGGCGCCTTCTATATTATTTTATAATAAGATTTTTAAAGATTATTACGATATTTGCTCTTCTATAGGATTAGAAAATAAATTTATTCATCCAAATTTTATCAATAATCAGTTTAAAAATAAATTAACTCAAAAGGATACTATATATGTTGATACAAGAGAACAAAGTTGGTTAAAATTTGATGTTCCCTTTGAGATTAAGACTCTCTTATTTGGAGATTATGCTTGCTCTAATGATAATTGCAATTGCTTTATTGAGAGAAAAAGTTTAAGCGACTTTATTAGCACGCTAAGCGTTAAGAACTATGATAGATTTAAAAATGAAATAAATAAAGCTTTAAATAATAATTCTTATATTATTGTTATGGTTGAAGAGACTCTCTCAAACGCTCTAAGTTTTCAATATTTGCCTCATATTAGCAAAAAAATTAAAGCAACCCCAGAATATATATTTCATAATGTTCGTGAACTTTTACAAAATTATAATAATTTACAATTTCTTTTTGTGGACGGAAGAAAAGAAATGACTAGGATTATTGAAGCTATTTTTAGTAGCAAATGTTTCTATAAAAAGATAGATCTTCAATTAGCTTATGATATGAAAATTTTATGATATATTGTCCAAATAAATATAAAAAAACTTATTCAGATATCAATAAAGAATTATCTGAATTAAAAGGTGTTATTAATGATAAAGAAGCAAAAATCACTTTAGCTAAATTTTTAAGATCAAACTTAGGATTTACCACAGAATTAATTAGTGGAATTAAACTGGCTCCTTATCAAGAGATTCATCTTAAAGCTTTATTAAATAGAAACTTTAATATGTGCATATGGGGAAGGGGTTGCGGAAAATCGTTTGTTGCCGCTGTATTTTGTTTTTTACAATGCGTATTTGAACCAAATACAAAAATATTAATTGCAGGACCTACTTTTAGAACTGCTAGATTTATTTTTAATAATTTAGAAAAAATCGTTGATAGTAAAGGGGGTGAATTATTAAAACAAGCTTTTGGTGCAAAAAGCAAAAGAAATGATCAATATGAATGGCAGGTAAATGGGGGAAGTATTGTAGCTATTCCATTAAGTGGTGAAAAGATTCGAGGATTTAGAGCTAATGTTCTTGTGCTTGACGAATTTTTTTTATTATCAGAAGATATAGTTAAAACTGTACTCATGCCATTTTTAGTTGCACCTCAGAATATGAAAGAGCGTATGGAAATAAGAGAAATTGAAAATAATCTTATCAAAGAAGGAGCCATGAAAGAGGAGGACAGAATGGTTTTCCCTAATAACAGCAAAATGATAGCTCTTTCATCTGCAAGTTATACTTTCGAGAATCTTTATAAAACTTATAATGAATGGACAGAAAAAATTTTTTCAAAAGATGAATATGAAGCGACATATTTTGTATCTCAATTAAGTTACGAAGCTCTTCCAGAAGAAATGATTGATAAAACAATTATTGAAGAAGCTCAAGCAGGTGGATCAAGTCATAGTAGTTTCCTTAGAGAGTATTGCGCTAGATTTATTGATGGTAGTGATAGTTATTTTAGTGCTAAAAAAATGGAAGAATGCACAATACCAAATGGTCAGGCTCCACATACTCTTATGAAAGGTTTAGTCAACAAAAAATATATTTTAGGAATTGACCCTAATATGAGCGATAGTCCTAATGCGGATTATTTTGCTATGGCAGTTATAGAGATTGATGACGAAACAAAAACAGGCACATTAGTTCATACATATGCAGGACTTGGAAATTTAAAAAATCATGTACAATATTTATATTATATAATGATTAATTTTAATATTGTATTTATGATACTTGATAACGCTGGCGCAGACGTATTTCTCTCTGCTTGTAATGAATCAGAGTTATTTAAGAATAATAATTTTAAAATTAATTCTTTTGAATTTAATTCAGATTTAGAAGGTTTAGATTATGATCAAGAGATAAAAAGAGCAAGAAATTCTTATAATTTAGAAAATAAAAAAATAGCTTTTAATCAAGTATTTACTAGTAGTTTTATAAGAAAATCTAATGAACATTTGCAAGCATCTATTGATTATAAGAAAATATGGTTTGCTAGCAAAACATGTGCGAATGATAGTTTTTTTGAAGGTCAATTTAATCAAAATATACCTATAGATCTCATGAAATCAGAAGAGAAGAAAGACTGGTCTACTTTAGATTTTATAGAGAATCAAGATGATTTTATCTATCAAACAAAAAAACAATGCACTCTTATAGAACACTCTTCTACCTCAAGAGGTACTCAATCATTTGATTTACCCCAACATCTTAAAAGAAGCTCATCCGTTAATAAAGCTAGAAAAGATAATTATTCTGCACTTTTATTAGCAAATTGGGGTTTAAAGTGTTATAATGATATAATAAATGCGCCAAAAGACGACATATCTAGCACTTTTGCTCCGATAATGATAAAATAGGTGTAATATTTTATTTAAATGAATAAAAAATCTAAAAAGACAGAAGAAATTAAGGCTTCAATAGCTGTAGCCGCTTCGGAAGCCGCACCATTAATGGTATATGGTAATGATATTAATAGGCCAAATATTAAAATATCCGAAATAAAAGCTGCCGCAAATACATCTAGAAGAAATGCTGCGTCTTCTATAGAAAAAACTAATAGATTTACTAATATTGACACTGGATTAATACCGTTCAGATATTCTACCTATGTTAAAAACTTTTCGACTTTAGACGTAAGAGATGCTATTATTCTTTGCCAAAAAGCTTATTATAATGTTGCAATTTTTAGAAATACAATAGACCTAATGACTGAGTTTTCTAGTAGCCCAATATACTTAAGTGGCGGAAGTCAAAAAGCTAAAGAATTTTTTGAAGCCTATTTTAAAAAAATAAACCTTGCTAGTTTTCAAGATCAATTTTTTCGTGAATATTATCGGAGCGGGAATGTATTCATATATAGATTTGATACCTCTTTGAATCCCGAACAACTGCTTAGAGTTACTCAGACGTTTGGATCAAAGCTAAAATCTTTGCCTCAGGATGGATCAGTAAAACTTCCTGCTAGATATACTGTAATTAATCCGGCGGATGTTTATGTCGGGGGAACAGTAAATTATTCATTCAATATTTATTACAAACTTCTTAGCGATTATGAGTTGGAAAAATTAAGAGATCCCAAAACTGAGGAGGATAAAGAAGTCTACGATTCATTACCACAAAACATAAAAGATCAAATCAGGAGCAAGAGTAATTCTTATATACTGCTTCCGCTAGATGCGAAAAGGCTTGCTGCGGTCTTTTATAAAAAACAAGACTATGAGCCTCTTTCAATTCCTATGGGATTTCCAGTCCTTGATGATATTAATTGGAAATTAGAAATGAAAAAAATGGACATGGCCGTAACAAGAACAATGCAGCAAGCAGTCCTCTTGGTAACGATGGGTACAGATCCCGATAAGGGAGGGGTAAATCAGAAAAATTTACAGGCTATGCAAACCCTTTTTGAAAACCAAAGTGTTGGTAGAGTGCTTATAGCAGACTATACAACTAAAGCGCAATTTGTAATTCCAGACATTGGAAATTTGATTGGACCTCAGAAATATGAAGTTGTTGACAGAGATATTCAAATTGGTTTAAATAATGTACTTATTGGTAGTGAAAAATTTGCTAATCAAAGTATTAAAGTTCAAGTTTTTGTCGAAAGACTAAAACAAGCTCGCGAAGTATTCATTAATGAATTTTTAGTACCAGAGATTCGCAGAATGAGTAAAGATCTTGGTTTTAAGAATTTTCCAACTCCATCTTTTGAAGAAATGAATCTTAAAGATGATGTTCAATATTCTAGGATATTTAATAGATTAATTGAGCTTGGAGTTCTTACCCCAGAAGAAGGTCTTCAAGCTATTGATAGTGGTAGACTTCCAACAAATCAAGAATCAGTCGAATCTCAGCTTAAATTTAAGCAACTTAAAGATCAAGGATTGTATCAACCAATTATTGGTGGCGGAGCAGCTCAGGTTGGCAGACCATCTGGATCAACGGGAATTCCTCAATCAACAAAAAATATATCTCCAATAGGTGTAAATGCTAATTTTTCTGTAACTAAAATAAAAGAAAATATATTAGCCAGCCAAGATCTAGAAGAAGAAGTAAAACTTGCTGTAAGAAAGAAATTTAATGTTAAAAAATTAAGTAATCAACAAAAAGAAGATGCTGAAAAAATCTCTGAAATTATTATAGCCAATGAATTGCCAGAAAATTGGAAATCTAAAATTGAAGAATATCTAGAAAAACCTTTTGATCAAAATCAAGATCAAGTTATAAACATTGAAAAAATAGCCTTAGAACATCAAGTGACAAATTATCTAGCAAGTTTATTGTATCATAGTAAGAATTAATAAGGTTATTTTTTTATTAACTTTTAATATTTCTTGTGTAATAATTTTAAATGCGCACATTTAATGGCTTACAAATATTTACACAACAGCTAACTAATTCTGGTCAATTAGATCAAAGATATGTCACGTTAAATACCGAGCAGCGTATAACTGGTAGAAAAATAATAGCTAATTCTTTAATTTATAATCCTAATTATATTCCTTCTGGGGCAAATTCTCCAGGAGTGAGTGGCCAAATATCTTTTAATGGAAAATTTGATTATATGTTGATTTGTGTTAGTGGAGATGGTGTAAATGGTTTGTGGAGAGGAATACCATTGGTAAACAATTGGGAATTCCCTGCAGAAGGTAACTAAAATGTCAATTTATAATCGAGTTTTAACACTACAAAAAGTTCCACAAGGAGGTTTTGCGTACGTTAATGGTACACAAGGCATACCTTTGAATAGCGGTATGCAGTTCTATATTGACAGTGTTAATACTGGGTTTTTCCCTCCAATTTCACCCTTTTCAACTGATCCGAATAAATATAGAAAGCAGAAATGGTTAAGTATTGGTCTAGAAGGAAATTCATTTAGGCGATATATTAACGAAAATATACATTTAAATGGTATTCCCTCTGGTCTTGAGCCTGGACATTTTGTCTATTTTACAATCGAGCCAAAAAGCAGTCTTTTAGAACAAGGAGCAGGAACTCAAAATCCTAGAAATTTAAGATATATCTCCTCGCTAAGAGCAAAGCCATATATGGTTGTTCAAAACGACGCAAATAGAGACAATAGCTACGAAAAAACACCCTCTAATTTATTTACTGGAGTATCTGGAAATAATAACTTTGTAAAATTTCATCCTCAAAGTAGATATAAAGATTTAGCGCTACAATCGCTCAGATTCCATCCAGTAATTGGTAATGGCTATGCAAATTATGCTTTGCGAAGCGGGGTAGCTATAAGCATTCAACCTAAAAATCATCATCTTGAGACATTTATTGAAATTAATGTATTAAGTGGAAGCAGGGTAAATTACGGAAACCGCAGCAGAAATTTTATTAATAATCTTAATTTTAATTCCCTTGCGAGTGGACCAAGTTTAAAAGTAATTGGAGCTTCAGAAACTTTAGCAAATGGAATTTATGTAGCAAATACTTCCAACGCTCATTTTTACGTTAATGAAAATAATTATAGAATAATTAGTGGAAATAATAATGTTTGGACTTTACTTAAACCATCGTCTGGTATTGGTTATGAAGTCCCAGCGATGAGCTCATCTTTTAATTTAAATGCATACACACCTTTATATAGAACATCTGGATCAAATACTCATTTTCCTAATAGCCATAAAGAGCATTTATTAACAAAACAAGTTGAACATCCTTCTGTTGGATGGTTTAAAATAAGTAATCCAAACGAAAATATAAATGTTTCTAGATTAGTTACACATGATTTAATAACATCGAGCCAGGGTAGAATAGGAGGTTTTGCTTATTCTGCTCAGACTAATCGTTTAGGTTACGTTTATCATGCATATAATAATTTTGGTGGTATTAATACAGCAACAGGCTCTTATCTAGAAGTTTCTGTAACAACTGGAGTAAACCGCGAATTTAGTTTTGATACTGAACCAAAGTTTATAAAAGTTAATTCTTCTGGAGTATATACGTATATTACTCCAAGGCTACCAGCTAACAGCAACCAAACTTTTTCATATTTTGCTCCTAATTTTATATATGATAACCACGGATATAACTCATTTCCTGGAGATACAGTTGCAGATTATGTTTTAGGAGACGCAATTTTATCAAAACAGAGAATTAATTTTAAAAAATCACTCTCACCTAATTTACATCAAGCTAAAAAAGTAAATTTAAAATTAAAATTTCAAAGAGATGATAAGGCTAAAAATGAAGAAATAAAAATTATTAAAAATATTTTTCCAGTTCAAGAAAAAGATTATATTGGATTCGAAAGAGTTGTAGAATTTTATGATGAAAAAGATAATGATACATACCTTTCGACCCCGTTTTTCTCATTAACAGGAAAAGATTATAGTTTTGAGCAAAAAGAATTATTTATCTATAGATCTAGACCAGACATGAATAATTCTACATCGCAAAACGTAATAAAATGGTAAAATATGAAATTATTTTTATATAGCTCCAATAACGTGACCACTTCTGAGATGCCCCCGCATCTGAGAGGGAGTCTGGAGAGTCAAGCTAATTGCTTGAAAAGGCAAATAACACACTCATGTGATTTCCCTAAACCCTCCACAGGGTATGGGGGGGTCACGTTATTGGAGGGAGTAGATAAAAAGGTAAAATATGAACGAAAGAATTAATTTAAAATATTTAAATTTAGATAATAAACTTTTAAAAGTTGTAGGAAATGATTTATATTTTAATGATCAAAAGATCAATGGCAATGGCAATGGCAATGGCAATGTCCTTTTGGTTCCCCCCCCAACAAGCCCAACGTCTAACGGCACGGATGGCGCTATAGCTTATGATTCTAACTATTTCTATGTATGTATTGCAACGAATAGATGGCTTAGAGTTGCGCTGGCCACATGGTAAACATTTAAATTAAAATAAAAGTGTAATCCTAATTAAGGATTAAGGTAAATGGGCATAAATAGAGTAATTTATAATACGCAAGGACTATTCGTAGCTCCACGTTCGGGAGAGCAATCGATTGGAAGAGATTATTTTTTACTTAATCATAGGATTTTAAAAAGAATTGAAAAACTTCAAAGTTTTAATTATTCTATACAAAAAAATGAATTAAATGCTCAAGGTTTTGGTCAAAAACAGAATATATTTCGTGGTCAAGGACTGGCGCCAGAAGTTTCTTTTAATTTTTCTTATATTCCAGACGGAGTTACAAATGAAAATAGATTAGATTTTGATGTTAATCATTTTTCTGGTATATATTTACCAATGTTTTCTGGAATCTGCTCAAATAATCAAAGTTTAAATAACAGAGATTTTTATCTTGTAGTAAATAAAAATAATAATGATATTTTTTCTGATAATGCAACTTTTAATAATTCAATAGTAAACCCATCAAATGTTACTCAAATTATTAATACCAATTCAAGAAATTATGATCTTATTCATTTTCAAGATTGTTATCTTAATGAATATTCTTTTGATGTTAGTGTTGGAGATTTACCGGCAGTAAATCAAAGCTATATCGCAGATAATATGATTTTTTATATAAGTGGATCTGGAATAAGATATTCTTATTTAGATTTAAGATCTGGAATCAATATACAAAATCATGAAAATATAATTGTACCAAAAAATTTAAATTATAATCAAACATCAATTAGTGGCCAAAACATTTTATTCCCAGGAGATGCAAATGTTTCATTTTATACATCAAATACAACAGGAGTTTTATTTTATACAGATACAATTCAAAATTTAAATTTTAATATTGGATTTAATAGAAAACCATATCGTTCAATTAATTACAAATTACCACTTTTGCGTAAAATAGAATTTCCAATAAACGGAGTTTTAAATACAAGTTTTGTTATAGATCAAACATTATCTGGGTCATTTTTAGATACATTAAATAGAGATGATGATTACAATATAATTGTTAATTTTAATCCATCAAAAGCTGGAGTAGATAGAACAAGATTTATTTTTAGCGGCTGTAAATTTAGTAATATTACCTATGATTCTTCTATCGGAGCCAATAAAACTGCAAATTTAAGTTTTAATTTTGATTTAGATCCAGATTTTGGTAGAAGAGGAATATTTGCTAGTGGAAATGTTTTATATGGAATTTTAAATAATCAAAAGAAAGTATTGATATTTTAAAAATTAATATATATAATAATAGTGTAATATATTATGAAAAATATGCTATCTAAATTATTTGGCCCAAACTGGAGATCCTCAACATCAGGAATAGTAACAGTTGTAGCAGTGTGCACCGCTTTAGCTATTCATGGTGATAATTCTCTTGTTGCATTTCTTCCAGACAAAGCAGAAGAATATATTATTGGGTTTTCTAAATTAATCGCTGTTGTAAGCGGAATAGTTTTTGCATTGACTGTTAAAGATGCTGCTGTTACTGGTGGTAAAGTAGCTCAAACAAAAGAAGCAAAGAAAAGAATTGAAAAACAATTTGGACAAGGAGAAAATATATGAACAAATTAAATCTAATTGCAGTAGCCCTAATGGGAATTTTTATGGTTGGTTGCACCACAACAAACAACGGTGGAGACAATCAAGTTGGTGGCACAACCGCAGTAGAAAATGCATTGCCTTATATTAAACCCGCAGTTATTCTTGCTTGCACAGTTGTTCTTGAGCAAGCTCTTTCACCAGAAGATAGAGTTGAAAAAGCAAAAATGATTAACAATATAGCAACAGTTGTTCAAGCTCTAACAGTTGGTCAAACTCCAACTCCAGACCAATTACAAAAAGCTCTATCAGATCATCTTCCAGCAGGAAAAACTCATTGGGCAAAATATA